TGACGTAGTACTAGCTTTTGAAAGTTACCTAGTGCATAATAGCACTGTAGCAATAACGCTGCATACTAAGCAAGAGGATAAGACTATGTCTAAAGCTAAAGCTAAGGCTAAACCGGCTAAAACCGCTAAACCGGCTGAAACTGCTAAACCGGCTGGGGTGGTTCGCGTTAACCGTGACCCGGAGTTGAAGCTGCCACGCGCGACCAGTGCCCGAGGGCAGTACTATGCCCGGTTGTTGCAGTTTGACGGTAAGCCGCTGGCTGACTTTATTGCCAGTTGCGAAGCCAACACGCCCAGCAAGCCCAAGAATGGCAAGCTGGCCAACAAGCCGGAACCCATTGGTGGCTGGATTGGTTGGTTTAAGCGCGAAGGCTTTTTGACTGTTAGCGAGTAAAGGAGCAGGGGCCAGCCTAATAAGCTGGCCCCAACCTGCTATGTGCGTAGAATTTATAGTGACAATGCTTCTAGTTTGGACAGTATGCATAATACTGAACCCTTAACATAATCTGGAGGAAAAACTCCTTTACCTTTGCAATGTAGACTCTCTACGCTGTTTATGAGGTGGGTACCTCATTGGTCAAGCATGACCTGGCTAGCATGAGCGGCTAGCGATAGACAAGCGAGTGTGTAACGCGAGCGACATAGACTAGAGCGTAGCACCTTGCTGTCTCCTCATCCCACAGACTCTCAGCCCCAGCATGTCTCTATAGAACCACTCCCCCTCCCCGATTGCCCCAGACAGCGCGGCTGCGGCTGACTCCACCCCTTCTCACATTATGAGGTGGTAATTAGGTCATAGTGTTATGAGGTGGTAATTAGGTCATAGTGTACTCACATTATGAGGTGGTAATTAGGTCATAGTGTACGTGAACTGAGGTGGGCATGGTAGTAATTCTACGTTCTGTGTGTTATCCTCCCCCACTATGCCTGAGATCAAACAAGAGTATATCCCTGCTCCATCTGTCAGCACGTTGGAGGACATGGCTAATTCTAAGGGTAAGAAGCTGTCCGTGCCCCGTTCCAAGACATTCTCACGTAAGGATGTGGTCAATGCTTTTAATGATGCCTTCCATCTAATCGGAGGTGTTCAGGCGTTGGCGCTGTGGGCAGGTGAGCACCCCACTGATTTTTACAAGCTCTACGCACGTCTCCTCCCCACTTCCGCATCATCTCAGTTAGAGCACAGTGGAGAGATTAAGCTGGTGCATGTCCTTCCCCGTACCAGTCTGGACGAGTAATGTCTGAAATTGTTATAGAGTACGAGCCCCGGGAAGCGTTCATCCCTTTCCACGCCCGGTCAGAGCGATGGTCATGTATCGTGTTTCATCGTCGGGGTGGGAAGACGGTGGCGTGCGTAAATGATCTTCATACGCGAGCGCTGTACACCACTAAGAAGAATGCGCGGTACGCGTATATCGCCCCGTTCTACCGTCAGGCGAAGGAGGTGGCGTGGCAATACCTTAAGGATGCCACTAAGGAGACCCACGCCAAGATACGTGAGTCAGACTTGAGCGTGGAGTTGTTCAATGGAGCCAAGATTACACTATACGGAGCGGATAACCCGGATGCCTTGCGGGGAATATATCTTGATGGAGTTATCCTCGACGAGTACGGAGATTGCCGTCCTAGTCTCTGGGGAGAGGTCATACTACCAACACTGGCGGACAGAACAGGGTGGGCCACGTTTATCGGAACTCCTAAAGGTAAGAACCACTTCTTTGAAATAAGGGAAATGGCCAGCACCCGCCCGGACTGGTTTTATCTAGAGGTCAGGGCCTCAGAGTCAGGCATTCTGCCCGAGAAAGAGCTCAAGGCCATGAAAGATATCATGTCCCCCGAGCAGTATCAGCAGGAGTTGGAGTGCAGCTTCACCGCAGCGGTTAAGGGAACGTACTATTCATCGCTCATAGAGGAGTTGGAAAAGGCGGGGAAGATTAACCCCAACGTCACCCACGACCCTGACCAGGAGGTGTACGTCGCACAAGATCTGGGCCGTACGGACAGCACCGCGCTGTGGTTCTGGCAAACAGGGGTGTCCGGGCCGATGTTTATAGATTATGAGGAGCGCTCAGGTAAGGATTTGGATGTGTACTTCACACTGCTGCACTCCAAGCCGTACGAGTACAGAACCATATGGCTCCCCCACGATGCAGTAGCGAAGACGTTAGCCACCCGACGCAGCACGATTGAGCAGTACATAGACGCGGGGTTTCCGTGTAAGAAAGTGCCACGGCTGGCCATACAGCATGGTGTGGACGCTGCGCGGCTGATCCTTAAGTCCTGTCACATCAACTCAGTCACGTGTAAAGACGGGGTAGAAGCATTACGAAACTACCGCAGGCAGTACAATGAGGTCACTAAGACATTTACGGACGACCCCAAGCACGACTGGTCCTCCCACGGCTCGGATTCGTTCAGGTACGCTGCGCTCGTGTGCAAGGGTCAGTTGAAGCTATCCACGGCTACGGATATACTTGAACGTCAGGGGCATTATCAGTATACCCTGGACCAGTTGTTTGAAGATCATGAACGGCACAGTAAGCCCCGATTTAACACTATGAGGATTGCCTGATGGCTAATTCGGCTTCCATTAAATCTAGAAAAGATTTTAAGAAGACCCCCCACGGCTGGTACGAGCGGTGGGATGCAGAAATGCAGGCCGCGAACAAGCGGGTCAAGGCGTGGCATAAGATTGGGCGTAGAATTGACGCCCGGTTTAAGGATAAGCGGGGTGAAAAGGTCAGTGTAGACATCAGTGGCTCTGATTCTTACCGGCTGAACCTGTTTAATTCAAATATAGTCACTTTACGGGCGATGCTGTACGGCCAAAGTCCCCGGGTTGACGTTTCCAGGCGGTTTGCTGACTCTAACGATGACGAAGCGCGGGTTTCAGCAGAGATACTGGAGCGTATGCTCAACACTTCCATTGAAACATCAGGTGATACGTACACAGATGTCCTACGGTACTGTCTTGACGACAGGCTGCTCCCCGGTATGGGCGTGGCCCGAGTGCGGTACGAGTTTAAAACTGAGGTAAAGGAAGAAGAGGTTATCGAGACAGATCCTGAATCTGGGGAAATGTCCGTTATAATCCAAGAAAACACTGAAATTGTTGAAGAAACAGCTCCGGTGGACTACGTTCACTGGGATGACATCCGCTGGGGCTGGGCGCGTACCTGGACTGACGTGCCGTGGGTCAGTTTTCGGGCATTTATGACTCGTGATGAGTTGGAAGATAGATTTGAGGACCTGTCAGAAGAAGATATTGACAGTATCCCCATGATGACTCCTTCGGAACAGAAGGAATTGCAGGATTCCAGGCAGACAAACGAAGAAACCACGGATGCGTGGCAGCGGGCAGAAATTTGGGAGATATGGGACAAGACCAGCAGGAAGGTTTTCTGGTATTGTTACGGGTTTGATAAAGTACTCGACTCCATAGACGACCCCCTTGGTCTTTATGGGTTTTTCCCATGCCCAATGCCGATGGTAGCCAACCTGACTACCCAACAGTTCCTCCCACAGCCTGATTTTGTGCTGGCCCAGGATCTGTACAACGAAATTGACACCCTGGAGACCCGAATTGGCATTATCACCAAGGCGGTGAGGGTTGTGGGTGTGTACGACCAGCAGAATGATGAAATCAAGCGTATGTTTCAGGAAGGCACTGACAATATGATGATCCCAGTGGAAAACTGGGCCATATTCAGTGAAAAGGGCGGGCTGGGCGGACAGATTGACTGGTTTCCCATTGCCGACGTTGCGGCGGCGTTAGAAAAGCTTGTTCAGATGCGCGATGACGCTATCCAGCTCCTTTTTCAGGTTACGGGTATGTCTGAGATCCTGCGCGGGGGCGCGGGGCCAGACAGGGAGACAGAAGGGGCCAACGCCCGTCGGGGTAAGTTCAGTTCTATCCGCATACAATACCTGCAAGATGAATTTTCCAGATTTGCTTCAGATTTAATGATTCTTAAGGCTGAGGTTATCGCCAAGCACTTTCAGCCGAGTTCAATAGCCAAGCAGAGCAATGTTGGCAGAAGCTTTGATGCTGACATTGCCCCTAAAGCCATTGAGCTCATTAAGACTTCCAGCGAGGCGGCATACAGGATTGAGGTACGACCAGAAAGCATAGCCATGATTGATTACGCTCAGCTTAAAGCCGAGCGTACAGCATATATTGAAGCTCTGGCTCTATTCCTTCAATCCTCCGTCCCGCTGGTTCAACTTGCTCCGCAGGCGACGCCGATTCTGCTTCAGATGCTCAAG